TCGTTAGTTACTCGGATAATCTCTTGGTCTGATAAGAACTCAGCATTCATTGAGATAACCTTTCTACCAATCTGATTGATACCATTAGCTAAGCGTCTTAAGATGCCTAATTCACGCTTAGAAGTAGCATCTAATGCTGATCTGATACCAGTAGCTGTTGCACCTAGTGCTTGTCCTGTAATACCAGCAGAGAACGCTTTAACTCCTGTTAGTGACTCAGCTTCGTTATTCTGAAGATTAAGCATATTTAGTGCACTACCTGGAATCTCAGGATAAGTTTCCATATGGAAAGCTTGTCTAGGGTCTACATTAGAATTAAACTTATAGTCACCACCCTGTTCAAATTTACGAGCATTAGTAACATCTAAAGCATCTTTACGTATACCCATTTGTCCATTAGCACTTCTACCAATAATATCAATCATACCACGAGTTACAGCACCTACAATCTTCTGATTATCTTCTAGTAGTGCACCATCAGGTTGACCATATATACTTCTACGAACTGGTAGATATTGAACTGAGATAAAAGGTAACTTTTTATCTGGGAATGGATTTTCTGCCATTCTAATTAGTACATCACCTACCCATGTAGCTACAAAAGGTTCTACCTCACCAGTATCATTAATATCCCAATAGCCCCAATACTCATGGACTACAATCTTTTTACGTGGTTTATCACTAAATTTAAAACTACTATCATCACCTGCTGAATAATCAGGTTGATTTAAAGGACTACTATTATCTAGTTGTACATGATTAAGATTACTATAACGTCCATCTTTTTTAAGTTGAGACATTGATGTTTCAAAACTATAGATAATAAACTCAGCACTATCTAAATCACCCATACATGTAGGGTCTACAATTACATTATTGTAATCACACACCTCTAACTCTGGTTGATTCTTAATAACTACTGTTTGTTCTTCTATCTTAGTACCAACCTGTACTTCTTCAAATGGTGGAATACCTTGTTCTTGCATTTGCTGTGCTTGCATAGGATCTTGTACAGGTACCATTTCCATAACTGGAACTTCTACATCTTGTAACTCTTCTTCAAATTCCCAACCTACTTTTACAATAGCAGTACCTTCATCTACAGCAGTACGGATATACTCATCAATAAATTTAGTTTTATCAAACCTACAGTTAAACTGATAGTTTAAAACTAATCCATTTTGTATTGCAGATTCTTTGTCTTCAAAAGTAGCAGGTGATGTATTGAATAAATCATCTGTAGATAGGAAAGGTTCACTTAATGCAGCATAACGCCATTCAGCCTGCTTACGAATAAGTTTAGGTACAATTTTAGACCTACCCTTTTTAGCTTTAATTTGTTGATCACCATTTAAGTTACTTAACCATTTATCTACTTCAAGTATATGGGCAGTATGTGCAGACTGTGCTTCTTCATAGTCTTGTTTAAGTTCTTTTAACTCAGGTGCATTTTTCCAATCTACTAATTCATCAGGTTTACTTAAGTCTAAATCTAAGTCATCTGTATGATAAGTATTATCTTTTTTATGTTTCATTTGACTATATCCTTATACTTTTTCATCTTGTACACAGTCATATCATTATATTGTTGTGATGTAGTAACGTATTTACTAAAGAACTCTACACTGTTTTCAAATAAATTACAGTATGTAGCTCTATCTCTCACTATCTCAATAAAAAAATATTCTAATACCTCACTAAAATTTCTTTTAGCTTCCATTGTATCGGCAATAGCAATGCTGGTTATAAAGTAACCGGGTAAAGCTTTATCATAAATATAGTATAAATAAGCTTGACCCTTATGTATTGCCGTGCAATGATTAAATTTAACGTCCATTAATATTAAATTTTAATTTATTTGCCCCAATTACCACTAAAGAAGTTTTTCCAGGCTTGAATGTCAATTTCTTTTTGTTTAGGTTGTTTAACAAAACTAGGTAAACTTCCTTCACCCCATGTCTCTCTAGCCTTATCTACACCAGCATCTGTTTGCCAGAAACCTGACTTATTATCTGCTGTCCAGAAGTTTGCACCCGGATTCTTATGAAAGCCTGGATTAGCACCCCAATTAGGTTTAACTTCTTCCATATTATCCCAGTAACTGTTGTCGTAACTACCTGCAAAAGGATCACCTTGAGGCACGTATTGTTTTTTAGCTATTACAGGTGCTACATTAGACCTGTCTACTGTTGTTGTGCCTTGTCCACCACTGAATACTGGTTCCTGTACAACTTGCGTATTTGCTTGAATTGCAGAATTTCTAATAGCTTGACCATCTCCATAGCTTATAAGTTCATCAGGATTTTTCCATATTTCAAAATTACCTTTACCAGTATCAACTCTTACTTTGCCAGCAACATCGTTTCCAGATTGTCTAGCCATTGCTACAGGTTCAAATCTATCTCTAGCACCACTGTTCCAAATACGGTCAGCTTCTGCACCCGAAGTATCAAAAATACTTGATGGTGAGTACGTACGTTGCACTGCATTACTAGGTGAGTTGAATTTATTAGCTGCCTTTGCTTTAGCTTCAGCTACTACTTTAGCTTCTGCTATTGCTTTTGCTTTTGCTCTTTGTTGCAGTCTAGTGTTCCTGTTATCTGTAGTCTTTTTCCCCATGCCATAAGGATCCAGTGTTAATGCTAGGCGTTCTTCTTTTGTTAGTGCCATTTTATTTTCCTTGTAATTTTATTGTAGGTGGTTGAAAGCCCTGTAGATCATCTGCTAAACGCATATCACGTAATTCATTCATTCCATTACCTAGTATAGATTCACCATACATACGACCCATTGCTTTATCTCTAGCAAGTTGTTGTGCTTGTTGTTGTGCTTGTTGTGCTTGCTTTGCCGCATACTGTTGATTCATATAATCACCGAACGATAAACCATCAGCTCTAGTAGTTGCATACGCGTTGTAGTTTTGTCTTTCTTCTAAAGCTTTCTGCTCATCTAAACGAGCACCTTGCTGCATCTCATTAGCTAGTTGGCCACTATTTCTTTCATTTATTATAGATTCTCTAGCATTAGCTGGTCCAGCTGGATCAATACCATTTTTTATATAATGATCCATCTCCTGAAAAGCATTAATTCCAGCTTCTTCAGGATCTTGACCCTCACGTATATTAAATAATCTGAATCGTTCTACATAATCACTGTTATCTGGGTTATCATTAAAGGGGTTACGTTGTGAGGTTTGATGTTTAGGCATTTATATCTCCTGATAATATATGTTGTGATTATTTCTTATTATCTTCACATTTACAAGTATAAGACACTGGTTGTGGTGATTGTACCATTTGGTTCATTGTCTGTGTACCCATTTGAAACATCTGTCCTGGCATCTGTATAAATTCATTAAAAAAAGCATAACTAGCAGTAGTAATAGTTACACCTATCGTTAAATATAGTAAAGCACATTTACTCATCCTAACTCCTTGTACTAGTAACTAGACTTACGTTTAGTTTTCTTTTTACCTTTTTTCTTAGTAGCAGCTTTATGCTCTTTCATGGCTTTCTTATAAGCTGAGCCTGTCTTACCTATAAAGTGTGATGGCATACTAGCCTCCGTAACCAAGCAAATTAATAATAACAATAATTGTGAATATACCAGCTACTGCTAAAGTAGTTTTCTTCATTGATTTAATCTTGTCAAATAGTTCAGTCATTTTCCTTTCTCCTGTATTTATTTTTAGCTTCATTATAACCCCACTTTTTAGTTAATAATGGTGTCAATATGTTTGTTATCAATAGAAACGCTATAAATCCGTATAGAGCGTTCATTCCCCACGAGGTAGCAACTAGTGCAACAG